TCAAAACAACAAGTATGAAAGATTTAGTAGACTTTAAAAATGCACAGATTACAGCACTACAAGACAGTAATGCACAGAAAGAAGCAAGAATAGCAATCCTAGAAACGTGGATATTCGAGCTTACGGATGATAAGTGTCCGAGAGATTATAAGAAAGTTATTAGAACAGAATTATTAAAAACAAATTAGTATGACAATTTTAGAAAAACTACAAAGGATTCAGTTAGAGCTTAAAGCACCTAAGAATCAGTACAACAGTTTCGGTAAGTACAAATACCGTTCAGCAGAAGATATCTTAGAAGGTATCAAGCCATTTGAAGAAAAGTACAAAGTATTGTTTAAGATAAGCGATACATTACAAGAAGTTGCTGGTAAAGTATTCGTACATTCAGAAGCTAAAGTAATAGACTTAGAAGTTACAGACAGAGAAAGTTCAATCTCATCTACTGCACAAGCTATTATAGATTTTGATGCTAAAGGAATGCAAATGCCACAACGAACAGGAGCAGCTAGTAGTTACAGTAAAAAGTATAGTCTTGGTAATTTATTATTATTAGACGATACTAAAGATGCAGACGCTAGTAATACTCACGGAAAATCTAAGCCATCATTAAAGCTAGGTAGTCCTGAGTATAAGAAAGTAAAAGAAGCCTTAGCTGGAGGTAAATTTACAATAGCACAAGTAAAGACTAAATATACAGTATCAGCAGAAATAGAAAAATCATTAGTATAAACAATTAAAATAAATAAATTATGAGCTTACAATTAAACGGAACAATTAAATTAATCGGAGAGAAACAAGTATTTGACTCTGGATTCCAAAAAGTAGAATTTGTATTAACAACTAACGATGAGAGATACCCTCAAGATGTTAAGTTTGAAATAGTACAAGACAAAGTAGATGACTTCTTAAAATACAATAAGGTAGGGTCTGTAGTAGACGTAGACTTTAACGTAAGAGGTAATGAGTATAAAGAGAAATACTATGTTAGCTTAACAGCTTGGAAAGTATTTAAATCTCAAGCATCTGCACCAGCAACTGACATAGGTGTACCTTCAGAGGAAATTGGAGGAGATGACTTACCATTTTAAATTTATTGGGAGGTGTAAAAGCCTCCCTTTTTATTAACTAACGGAAATGGTTAAGGTTAGTTTTGGTTTAATAATAAAATAATTTAATAGATATGAAAAAAAGTAAAAAAATACTTCTTAAATGGGCAGCGACTTATGGAGAAGACGAAAGCGATGTCAAAGCATCAATGTATAATGAGGATATGATGATAGAATTTGCTAAATATTACCATAAGCAAAAATTAACTTTAACGCTAAGTATATGAGCCTGTACTTGTATGGCTTATATACATTGTTGTACACAGTACGGGTTTAATGAACTAAAAATAAAATTATGATAACAGAATTAGTAAAGCAATGGGAAGAAAACAAGCATAAGCTTGAAGAGTATTTCAAAACGACAAAACAAGATGAATACGATAGTTATGAAACTATTGTAAAGAAGGTGTTTGAAATATGCCTACCTAAAGCAACCGATTATAGCGGTTGGGATTTAGATAAAATGACTGTAATTGATGACGGTGATTATCAAGGTACGCAAATATTTATTATACCAACTGACACTTACCAACCAAGTGTAGAAGATTATGTAATGACAGACACTTACTATGGAAGCTGTAGCGGTTGCGATACTCTTCAAGCGATTAGTAGTTACGACTATGACTTACCAACCGATGAGCAAGTTAAAGAGTATATGACCCTTGCTTTACATTTGGTGCAGAAACTTAAAAGGCTAGGCACAGAGTAGTATTGTGTACAACTTAAAAGTGTATGATTAGTAGCGTGGAAATAAAAAACAAACACTATGAATAAAACAGAACTTATTAATAAACTACTTTGGCTTGGATATACATCTGCTGAAGAAGGAACGAAAAAAAGAAAAGAAGCTGTAAGTATGGCACATAATTTATTAGATGAATACTTAGAAGCTATTGATTATACACATTGTTGTACGGAGTTTTTTTGCGAGGATGAGGATTTAGAATATTCTTCCAAAAAATGTAAAGAACAATGTAGTGGTTGTAAGTGGATTGAAAGCCTTTAGCAAAATAATTACTTACAACGTATTCGTATATGATTAGTGCGATTTATAAACCTAAAACAAAATTAAAATGAGAGTAGTAATAAATTTTTTATTGAAATTAATAGCAAGTGTTTTTGTTGGTGTGATAATATGGTGTTGCATAGTCTTAGCCCTACTAATGTGGGATAAAAGATTTATGGAAATGGAAAACGGAAGAACCTTTGTATGGCACAAGCCTAAGCATTAATTATATATGTTGTTCTAACACGTTTTAATGTGATAGAACACTAAGATAAATTGCGTTTTAATGCAATTTATCGACTGTTGACCAACGTTTTAATGTTGGTAATTTAACTAATAAAACTAAAACAAATGAGCGAAGAACAAAAAGAAGAACAACACGAGCATATTATGTCTATGCAGTTAATACAAGAAGAATGTGCTATTAACATTAATGAAAAGATAGAGCATCCTCCAGTAGCAATTAGCTATAAGACTAAAGAAGTAGTAACAAGAGATGGAGAAGTAAAAGAGTTTCCTATACCAATAGGTACTTATGGTAACTTTAGCTTTATACAAGCACCTCCTAAGTCTATGAAGACATTCTTTGTTAGTTTATTAGGTTCTGCTTACTGTAATCCAGAAGGAACTCACACATCAGGTTTAAGCTCTTTTAGAGAGGACAGAGAGTACATCCATTTCGATACAGAGCAGGGAGACTGGCATTCACAGCGTGTATTTAAACGCATTCAATGGATGAATAAAACATCTAACTTAGATTTCTATCATACATTTGCATTAAGAAAAATAGGATTTAGAGATAGAATAAACTTTATAGAATACTATTTACAATCATTAACAGATGCAGGTAAAAAGATAGGTGTAGTAGTTATTGATGGTGTAGCCGACTTGGTGTCTGACGCAAACAATCTTGAGGAATCAAACCTCGTAGTACAGAAGATTATGGCTTGGACTACTATCTATGATTGCCATATAATTACAGTAATACACTCTAACTTTGGTTCAGACAAGCCTACAGGACACTTAGGGAGCTTCTTAGAGAAGAAAGCAGAGACTCAAATACAATTAGAGAGAGACCCTAATAAACTAGGTGCTATAACAGTATCTTGTAAGAGAAGTAGAAATACACCATTTGAGCAGTTTGATTTTAGATTAGATGAGAATGGTTTACCTAAAGTAGATAACCCAGATGATGTTTATAGTTTCTAATAACTATAGTTGTAAAATAAATAATAATTAATTATATTTAGATATGAAAGATTTTAGACCACGATTAAAAGGAAACATCTTAAAAGCTTACAATTACTTAGTAGGTAAAGAAGATAAAATATTAGTAATAGGAGATTTACACGAACCATTCTGTTTAGATGGTTACCTAGAGCATTGTAAAGAAGTTTACGCAAAGCATAACTGTAATAAGGTAGTGTTTATTGGGGATGTTATTGATAATCATTACAGCTCTTATCACGAGCCAGACCCTGACGGATTAGGTGGAGGAGATGAATTAGACCAAGCTATCAAGAAATTAGCTAAATGGTACGAAGCATTTCCAGTAGCAGATGTATGTATCGGTAACCACGATAGAATTATATCTCGTAAAGCATTTAGTTCTGGAGTACCTAAAAGATGGATTAAGTCATTTGGAGAAGTATTAGAAACTCCTAATTGGACTTTTGATACTAGATTTGTATATGACGGTGTTCAATATATTCACGGAGAATCTGGTAAAGCTACAAAGAAAGCTAAAGATGATATGATGAGTACAGTACAAGGTCATAGACATACAGAGATGTTTACGGAGTTTGTTGTAGGTGCTAACTATAAAGTATTTGGTTGTGCAGTAGGATGTGGTATAGATAGTAAATCTTACGCTATGGCTTACGGTAAGAACTTTAAGAAACCAGCTATTGGTTGTGCAGTTATCTTTGGAGGTAAACACGCTATTAACGAACCTATGCACTTATAATGGAAGTTCGTAAAGAAACTTTAAACAGGTGCTCTGTAGATGGAGATAAATTTGAGCATCTGTTTATGAATAAGGTTATCTCAAAGGGTCTTAAATTTACAAAAGGAACTAAGCAAGATGACTGGTATAAACACATAGATTGCTATGTTAATGGTTACGGTGTAGACGTTAAAGGTAATAGATATTTAGATACTATATGGCTTGAATACTCTAATGTAAACGGAAATAAAGGATGGTTAAGGGGAGACGCTAAGTATATAGCTATGCATATAAAGGAGTTAGATTGCTTCTCTATATACAATAGGTCTGAGTTACTTGAATTTGTAGAGGTTAATGTAAAGGATAAGACTACGAACAAGAAAGATTATTTAAAGTTTTACACCAGAGAGAAATGGGGTAAAAAGGATTTGATATGTAAAGTTAAATATTCATATATAAAGCACTTAGAGATAAATAGAATATGATACATAAAATAGAATCTCCATTATTTGTAATGTTACCTAGAAAGACTACTAAAGATAAAAGAATTTCTTTAAATATGAATACATACAGAAACTTACATCACAGAACTAATAACGATGCTAAGAAAATGTATCATAAGTTAATGAGGTATAACTTAGAAGGCTTAAAGATAAACACACCAGTAGAGATTACCTATAAAGTGTTTAAAGCATCTAAGAGACGTTTAGATAAGATGAATGTAATATCTGTAGTTAGTAAATACTTACTTGACTCTATTACAGAATATGGTTGTTGGGAAGATGATAACGATGATTTTGTAAAGAAAGAAACAGTATTACCGACAGAAATAGATAGAGAAAGACCAAGAGTAGAAATTATAATAAAAGAGATATAAATGTTAGAATTATTAGCAAAGCAACACGATGATTGGATTAGGATAGCTTACAATATGACTGAGGATATGGATGAAGCACAAGATTTAGTGCAGGAAATGTACCTAGTAGTTATAGAAGGTAAGAGGTCCATTAAGGACATAACTTACAAAGACCAAATCAACAGATATTTTGTATGGAAGTTGTTAAGAAGTTTGTTTGTAGATGAGTATAGGAGAAGGAACTCAAAGAAGTCTATAAAAACCTGTGAGATAATAATGGATAAAGACGATAAAGCTCTTGAAGATTACAATATAGATAAAGATAATTCTTTTGAATATATTATATCTAAAATGAATGAAGCAGAGCTTACTTGGCATCCATATAAAAGACAGATATATGATTTATACTTTATGAAAGGTCTTTCTGGAAACAAGATAGCTAAAGAAGGTTTAGTTCCTACATCTGAAGTATATGCATATATAAATGAGATTAAAAGGGAATTTAGAGAGGAGTTAGGAGAAGATGTTACGGACTATTTCAATGAAGATTACGATAAAATATAAATTATGAAACAAGATAAATATTATTTAGATTTAGAAGAAAGAGGTTATTATAACACCATAGACAAAAGGTCAAAAGATTATAGAGAGTATAAGCAATGGAAATCTACTAAGGTAGAGGAAGGTTACAAGTCGCATAAGAAAAGTGTAGAGAAGCAATCTAAAGGACTAGGAGATACTATTGCAAAGATAACTAAAGCAACTGGTATAGATAAAGTTGTTAAGTTTATAGCAGGAGAAGATTGTGGATGTGATGAAAGGCAAGAAAGGTTTAATAAAGACTTTAAGTATAAGAATGTTAAATGCCTTAAAGAAGATGATTACAAATACCTATCTAACTTTCTAGCCAATAAAGGTTCTACAATTAGTTATGATGATAGAGTTAGAGTCATAGGAATATACAACTATGTGTTTAGCACTAACGAGAAAAGAACTACTAGCTGCTCATCCTGCATAGCTAAGATAGTTAAAAACCTAGAAAGGTATATGAAGAATTACCAGTAAAATCAAGCCTAGCAGTAAAATGTTAGGCTTTTTAGTTAAATAAAGTTGCGTATGTCAAATATATTTTGTATGTTTGCTGTATGGAAGAAAATTTAAAGATTGAGAATTACCTGTTAAAAGAAAACAACGAAGTATTAAGAGTTTCATTACATAAGGCACAGGAAGAAATAAAGGTTTGCAACAAAAAATTAGATTATTTTCTGTCTGCTCCAAAAAACAAACAAACTTTTAATGACCTTTCTTATAGTATACAAGTTAATGATAAATTATCGGCTACTCAAGTAGAGTTGTTAGCATTTATGTTTCAAGAAAAAGAAGATTGTATAGATAGATTAAAGTATAATATAAGAAGATTAGAAGGTCGTAAAAATTCTAATAAAAATAAAAAACACAGAAATAAATTAGAAGAATCACTATGCAAAACCTATTTGATAAAAAATAATAGAAATGGATTTTATAAGATAGGTAAAAGTAAGAATCCCTTAAACAGAGAAAAAACATTGCAAGCAGAAGAACCTTTAATTAAAATAGTAAAACTATGGAGTGAAGATATCGAAAGTAAGCTACATAAAGAGTATCATCAGCATAGAGTAAGAGGGGAGTGGTTTAAGTTAAGTAAAATACAGGTAAAGTATATTTGCACTAAATATTAATATAAACAATTAAAACTATATAATTATGAAAACAGATTACAGATTTTGGGAACAGAACTTAAACCCTATTACAATGCAACCAGACGATAAGAAAAACTATAGCTCATCTTGGGATTTAGACGAGATGGATAAGTCTCAGAAGAAAAGAGAGGCTATACAAGAAAGACAAGCTATTAGAGAAGAAACTGAAAGAATTAATGCTAAAATTAAAAAAGTAGGTAAGTTTTGGTAGTATTATTTGACGCAGACAGTCTTATCTACGCATCTTGCTTTGATTCTAAATCAGATGAAAGATGGTTAACTGTAGATAAAGCTTACGAGAAGTTTCAAGAAGGACTTGATAAGATATTTGCTGAATTAGAAGAGCAGGTAGAAGTAGATAAGTTTATAGTATGTAACGGTTCTAAAGGTAATTTTAGACACGATATATCTAAGGAGTATAAAGCTAATAGAACAGGAGAGAAACCTCCAATACTAGGTAAATTACATAGCTTAGTTAAGAGAAAGTATAAGTCTCATTATGGTTTAGGAGTAGAAACAGATGATGTTGTAGCTACATTATGGAAAAGAGTATCTGATAAAAGTGGTGTAGATTCTGTTATAATAGTATCTATAGATAAAGATTATAAACAATTTCCTTGCTGGTTTTATGATTACCATTGGAAAAAGAAAACATTATCTAAGATATCAGAAGAAGAAGCTACTATTAACTTTTATACACAGATGATTGTAGGCGATTCAGCAGACAATATTAAGTATTGTAAAGGATACGGCAAGGTTTATGCTAGAAAGCTCTTAGAAGGCGTTAAAACACCGTTCTCAGCCACTAGAAGAGTCTATACATTGTTTAAAGAAGTGTATGGAGATGAATCTAAAGAGAAATACAACGAATGTAAAGCATTATTAACATTAAAAACAGATTGCAATGATAACATCAGAATACAAGGGAGAAAGTGATAAAGAAGTTATAGACGCTTTCTATGATATATATAAATATAACTTACAACAGGAGCTTTTAACATTAGAAGAATGTCAATGGGATTTAGAAATAGCTGAAGAAGAAGAACAGTATCTAGCTTGTGCAGGTATATTTAAAGCTATGAATAACTACCAAGCTATTAAAGATGAGAAGTTTAATGAGTTACTAATGGAGATTGTCACTAACACAGAATAGTTAAAAATACGTTATCTTATTATGAACAGCAAAGAGATAAAGCCAACTGATGGCAGAAAGGGTAACTCTAGGAAGAAATCTATACCTAAGTTACCTATACCTGAAAGAGAAAGGTCTAATAAGCCAATGCTTAACCAAGCAAAGAAGAGTCGCAAGAAACAATATGCAAAGAAAGCTATCAAGAATGTATTTGGTAGTGAAGTTGCTATGTTTGAGTCTATGGCTAAAAAGGCTAAAGAAGGTAGCTATAACCATATGAAGCTACTTACTGATATGATGTATTCAGAAGATAAAGATAACGTAGGAACAACTGTTAAAGCTCCTATTATAAACTTTTTTGGAGATAGTGATGTAAGTAAGAAAGTTAAAGATAAGATTATAGACGTAACACCTAAGGATGAGTAAATTAAGCATACACAATAAATACATACCACTATTTAAAGAACCTTCAAGATACTTCGTTGTAACTGGAGGTCGTGGTTCTGGTAAATCATTTAGTATTAACGTATTCCTACTTAACCTAACCTATGAGAAAGGTCATAAGGTTTTGTTCTCACGTTATACAATGATTTCTGCACATACATCTATTATACCTGAATTTATAGAGAAGATTAACTTAATGGGAGTTCACGAAGACTTTAGGATAACTAAAGATGAGATAATGAACCTAAAGACAGGTAGCTCTATAATATTTAAAGGTATTAGAACCTCATCAGGTAACCAAACAGCAGCACTTAAATCATTAAACGGTATTACAACATTTGTAGTAGATGAAGCAGAAGAATTAGTTGATGAAGAAACATTTGACAAGATAGACTTCTCTATACGTTCGCAACTTAAGCAGAACAGAGTTATTTTAGTGATGAATCCGACAACTAAAGAACATTGGATATACAAACGTTGGTTTCAATCAGAAAATGTCTTAGGAGGCTCTAATTTAACCTTAAATGATGTAACTTACATACATACAGACTATAGAGATAATAAAGATAACCTATCAGAGTCATTCTTACAACAAATTATGACAATGAAAAAGAAAAGACCAGACAAGTACGAGCATCAAATACTTGGAGGTTGGTTAAATAAAGCTGAAGGTACTATAATAAGAAAATGGAGAGTAGGAGATTATATTCCTACAGAACTAACTTGTTATGGACAGGATTTTGGTTTCTCTGAGGATTTAACGACCCTAATTAAGATATCTGTAGATAAAAATGCTAGAAAGGTATGGGTTAAAGAAATATTTGGTCAGAAAGGCTTAAATACATCACAGATATATATGAAGAATAAGTCAGAATGTGGTTTAGACTTAATTATATGTGATAACTCAGAACCCAGACTAATAAATGAGTTAAAAGTATTGGGTCTTAACATAAAACCTACTATAAAGAAGAAAGGTAGTATATTATCTGGTATAGCACTTATGCAGGATTATGAGATAATAGTAGATAGAAACTCTCACGGTATTATAAGAGAGATTAATAACTACGTTTGGAAAGATAAGGGAGAAGTACCTGTAGATAAGTTTAATCACTATATGGATGCAATGCGTTACGCTATGATGTACTTAATACAAGGCATAAATAGTGGTGTCTATACAATTAGATAAGACGTTTAATATAAAGGGGTATGTTTAATATGAAGGGGTTACTACTTCCAGCCTTCTTCAATCCACCAATCACAATTAGGATATAAATCAAGTAAATCATTTACAACCTTGTCAATTAATTTTGGCGAGGTTTCTGTGTTTAATATGAAGGGTTTAAGTTCTGTTTTGGTTTGAATAAATAAAGTTTCCATTTGTCTTATGTTTAATATGATGCCCTATGTTTAATATGAAGGGGTGCGTTTAATATGATGGGGTAATTTTGGTTTTTGTAACTATTCTAAATAACTTATATAGAATGATTATAAATTGTGTAAAAATAGTAATATTAAATATATTTTTTGTATACGTCATTTTCATAGCACAAACATACAATTTAAAAGATGTTATTTTAAACAAAAAAAGTGCTTTAAATGTTTTGTAGATTAAAAATATTGTTGTACGCGCGCGCGTTTCATTATATTACAGAAAAATACCCTGCGTTATTTAGAATCATTTTAAATATAAAAAAATAATAAAAGTTTTTTCAATTTATAGTTGATTATTTAGAAAAGGGTTGTAGATTTGCTTCGTACTTCGGTGCAATGTTCTTTAAAATACTTCTCGAAATTCTAAAAAATGCCTTGCGAGGCTTTGCCGATTTGGTTCGGCTAGTAGTAACACCGATTTTTTTAGACCAGTAGATAAAATTTTAAACCCGCTTTTGGTGGCTCTTTGACACATTGAAAATAAACTTTTAACCTCGTTCGCTTTGCGTTCGGGGTTTTGGTGGTAAAAAACATTATTAACTTAAAAATAAATAAAATGGCAAAAATAAAAATACAATATTTAGGCAAAAGCCAGTATACTGACAGGCTTTGTGAATATTTAGAGACTGAGTTTAAAAATCAAAATGTAATTGAAAAACTAAATTACGGTTTACAAAATTGTAAATTAGAAAATTGGGGTTGCTGGTTAAAATTTAATGATAAGGGAATAGCTAGTACAATTACTTTGAATTTTAATGAAAGTACAATGTTGAAATTTGAACGTGAAAGTGAATATATTTTTGAAGATAGTATTAATAACAATTCTTTATTTCCTATTTATAAAAATGTATTTATGAAAGTATTTAATAAAGGCTGTTATACTGATAGAGATAAAAAACCCTATGAGGTTAAAATTACATTTTTTATTAAAAATAATATTAACTTAAAAAATAAATAAAATGGCAAAAATTAAAAGAGTATTAAAAAAAGCTAATGAAGTATTAAAAGAATGTGCAAAGGGTGCATCTTATGCAATTAGAAACTAAAATTATTAACTATAAAATATTAAAATTATGACTAAAGAAAACAGAAAAGAAATTAACGAATTAAACGAACGATTTACAAAATTACATAGTGAATTACTAGAATTAAAAATGTGGAACATTGCTAAAGAATTATCAGCAATATATCACAAATCAAGTTCAGCAAATTATTCAGCTGGTATTAAATTTATGGAAAACTTATATAATAACTAATAAAATAAACAAATTATGAAATACATTGAAATTACAAACGAATTAATTTATGACGTATCAAAAACAATAGGTGAGGAAAAAATAGATGTTACAATACGATTAGGCGAAAATTGCAAAAATGGTTATGAATATTTTTCAATGACTTGTAGCGGTTACGAAAAAGTCCGCAATAGATGGGTTGATACTTTCGGCGGTTGCGCACACGATGATATTTTAAAAGTGTTTCCAGAGTTTGAAATATTTAAAACTGTTCATTTATGGAGTTTTGGCGGATTTGGTACTCATTCGGTTGCAAATGGTTTTTACTTTTTAAAAAACGGATTTGATGAATGCGGAATCGATGACGAAAATTTTGCTCAATACTTTTGTAATTACTTTAACTGCTCATTGGAACAATTCGATATTTTAAAAGATAGCGAAAATAAATTTGAATTTTCTGTTTTACTTGTTGAGCTGGGAATTGTTGCGGGTTGGAAAAAAATTGTAAATAAAGCTATTTCGGAACTTGAAAAGTTAACAGGCTTAAAATTTCAATCTAAATACGAAAAAGACAAAAACGATATTTCCATAAATGCGGATAAATTAAAAGAGTTTAGAGAACTTAAAAAGTCGGGTTATTACAGTAAAGAGGCAAAACAAGAACGAGAAAATAAAAGACTTTCAGACCTCAAGTCGGCAATGATTAACAAAGTTAATGCGGACTATAAAAAAGCAGTTTTAAAGCACAATAAAGAGCGCGCTATAAATTTAGAGCTTATAAAACAAGGTTTTGAAATTTCACCACGAACAGGAAATATAAAAGGCGTAATATATTACAATCATTCAAATGAATTGAATTTTAATTGGAGTACTGAAAAAATACACGAATCTAATATTTTGGATTTTGCTAACAATTTAGACCCTGTAAAGTTTGAGGGCTTGAAAATATCAAACGATAAAAAACATTTAATAACAATATAAAAAATGACTACAAAAATAAGTATTACAACAGCTGTAAAAATATTAAATAGCAGCAAAGATTTTATATTTTACAAAGTAGAAAACAATAGAATTGTAGATTTTACCCTTACAAATGATATTAGCCGTTTTAGAGCTCGTTACAATAATAAGTTTAAAATCTTAGATGATATAAAGAAACAAATAAAAACAAACCTTAAAATACAATTATAATGGAAAATAAAATAAATAAATATATATTAAAGTTAGATAAAAGCTTACACGCTCCAAAACTTAATAAAGTGCATTTAACCAACGGCAAAGTATTAAAAACTCCTTATATGACGTCAATATCTCACGCAATTAATTACTGTAAACACTATCATTTAAACTACTTTAAAAACCTATAAAACTATGAATAATATAAACAACACAATCGAAGCTTATTACAACGAGTTGGAAATTAACGATTTCAATTTCTACAATGATTTTAATAATAACCAAATAAACTAATAAGATATGAATACTATAAACAAACTATATACAGCTAATAAATATAAAGATGAATTAACCAGCTACGCACTGCACTGTGGATACGTGCAATACAGAAATAATAAGGACTTACAGGTAATTCACGGAATGTATAGGGTATCTTCACTTAACGAACAAAAGTATTTTGACACTATAAAGGAAGCAAGGAAATACCTATACAATTAATAAACTAATAACCAAATAAAATAATAAAGATATGCAAGTAATAATAAAAAACATAAACAACAGAACTGCAATAATAAAAGAAAACAACACTTATTCAGTGGTTAACAATGATATGAAAAAAACAGAATTGACACTTGATGCAGCACGTGCAATTTACAATGTGTTACAGGATGCAACTATATACCAGTAAATAAACAACCTTTTTTATATAATCAAATAGCCTCTTAATTGAGGCTTTTTTTATGTCTAATAACTACTGCAAATATATAGGGAAATGTAGAGGGGATAATATAGGTATATATATGGATGTTAAAACTAATCTATAATATCATCTAACAGCCTATAATAACAAACCTATACTAACATACCAGATAAATAATTAAATAGCTTAGAAGGTCTTATATAAGCTTAGGAGTATATGACATATTGACGTAAAACAAAGGTTAGTAATGTGTAGTAAGTCAGTTAAGTGAATTCAACGTAAAATGAATAGTAGGGATGTGTAGTAACTCAATTCAATGAATTCAAACAAGTACTAAAAAGGTTCTATAGGGGTGTTTTTGTAATATTGTAACTTGCTGGTTATTAGTGTATAGTAAATAATTTAGTTCCCCAACTTTTACAAATCGAGGAACTTTTTTATATTCTATGCTTATTTACAGCTCTTGGTGTTATTTCTAGTATGTCTGCTATATCTTTACTACTTATGTTTGGTTTTAGATTTACTATTTCTCTAACCTTCTCTTTAGTCTTAACTTTAGCCTCTCTACTTATCTCTCTTATCTTAACATCTATATCTAAGCTTCTTCTCATATCTGCTAAATACTTTTCTTGTCTTTGCTTATATTCTTTATTCCAATTATATGTATGATGATGTATCCAACTCATAGGTTTGTTATAGTCTTCAAAGTTACTTATGTAATGCCTAGACCAAATATCATCTGGTTTAGACATCCACACAAACTCATAACCATCATATATTACTTTATGGTTAGTTACTTCTTTAAGGTTCTTTAATTGTTCTGTAGTCCAGTTAGTCATATTAATAATATATATAGTTAAACAACTCTCTACCTAAGAACTCTATTATTTTAAATCCTGTGTATACTATAGATACTGCTGTATATAGTAATACGAATAATGCTTTATATCTCATATCTTATAATTTATTAGTTAAATGTCTTTCTAAACCTGCTAATGCTCTCCAAGCTACTTTGGCTAGGTGTAATGTACCGTCATCATCTATAGGGTTTATAGTGTGGTCTATTAAGTGTCTAGTTAAAGCATCATACTCATCTTTAGACTTATCCATATCCCAATGCAGAGGTTTATCTGGATGGTGCTGGTCATTACCTGCTTGAGAACACTTAGCAACCTCTTTTAAAGCATTAGGAAAGTATTTTAATACACCACTAAACACAGGTGTAGCTTTTCTCTCTTCTGCCTTTAGAATAGCATCTGCTACTATCCTTGAGTCTGTGCAGGAATAAGAAGGGTCTAGTTCTTCTGTAGGTTTATTAAAACCATTAAGCATATCTTGCTCGTAGTGTTCTCCAGTATTACCATTTTGCTCTATAGTTCTTATTCTTCTTTCGTGTTCTGCTGATTCTAGCATCTCTATTTGTTTTTCTCTTATATTCATTATCTTATTATTTTTAGTATTTTATTTAAATGGTTTAAGTCTTTCTGCATTAGAGCATTAAAAACTTCTCTTCTTACATCACTTATAACACTTTTTTTAGCTAACCTACTATTTTGGTATGTATCTGTAGCTTCTATTATAGCTCTTAGCTCTGTATAGTAAGATTTATACTTAGGCATTACTTCTAAATCATTATCTACTACTTTTATAGCGTGTATAACGTTATCGTGTTTCTGACCAAATAAGTCAGCTATATCTTGCAAAGTCATACCAGTAAGCTCTCTTATTATCTTACAAGCATACATTCTAGGTCTAACTATATTAGTCTTTCTACTCTTTACTCTACAATCAGTCTCGAAGTATTTGTTTACTTGTGTTATTGTTTCTTTCGCTATCTCGTACTGTTCCTTTGTCATATTCTTCTAGTTTACAATAGCAACCGCCAATCCTAAGATGGCAGTCGCATATCCTTTGTTGCATATTATATTTCATCTATTTGAGCTTGAGCATTCTTTAGATACTCTTCTTTATTAGTCTCGTAATCACTTAAAAGACCTTCTACAATAACTAATTCATCTAAATCTAACTTAGAGATAGTACTTATTACAGAGTCTATCTTATTTAGTATGTTTGTAGTCATCTCTGGGTCTGATTGATATACTGAATCAAACTCTTCTCGAACGATAGGCTCTAACATACCGTTAACTCTATTTATCTGCTGTTTTAAGCTACCTTTGTATCTATTTGTTAATACTAGCTCTTCGTTAGCTTCTAAAAGCAACTGAGAGGTTAATACTGACTTTAAATAACTAATTGTTTCTTTACTTACTTCCATTATA